GGGTAATACACGTGCTGATAACGATACTAAGCGTACTGGTTACGATGAAACTCGTACACGATTTGGTCAAACTCTTGCAGAGGCTCAAACTGCCTCTGCTAAAGCTCATACTAATTTATTAAAAGAGCAATTTAGGCATGAAAAAAGTACAAACGATTATGGCTATGTTTGGAATAAACTCTTTGGTCCAGATATAACCGATCGATTAAGTAAAACAATCGACAGATGGGCAACTTCTGCCGGATCTGTTGAACTTCCAACGATTACCGTTAAAGGTGATCGAACTACTCATTACAACCCTACAGGAAACTAACATGTACATGCGATCCCCTTTTCAGGCAATTCCTCTGGAGACTCCAGACATTGACTATTCTTTAGAAACCGCCCTATTCTGTCCAGAACCTACAAAAACGCAGCAGCAACATGCTGACGAAGTAGACATCAACAACATTGTCTACAAATATACACAAACAGGGCAAATGCCCTTTACAAGCCAAAATCCGACCTTTGGCGATTTTACAATGGCTACTGATTACCACAGTGCCATGAATGCGATTAAACAGGCTCAAGACGCCTTTAATGGCCTCCCTGCCACTACTAGGGAAAAGTTCAACAATAACCCAGCTGAACTCATAGATTTTTTGGCCGACCCCAAAAATCATAAAGAAGCATATACGTTAGGGTTAACCCTAACAGATGGCTCACAATTTGAGCCTCAAACACCGGTCACGAGCGTAAGCGAGTGAAGCACTATACGAACTCCTTGTTGTAATAGTGCTAGGTGACACCTTTTTAACCAAAACGGAGTAATTATGAGAAGAATGTCTGTAAATAAGGGTAAATCGGCCGCTCAGTTTAGAAGAGGGGCTACCCATACTAAAGCCGCTAATATTCGACCAATGCCAATGCGAGGCGGAATTCGAATGTAATTATGTGCCAATACACCTTTCCGCTTTACTTGTTGGAAGGGGGTACAGTAGTTGGAGTCCTTAAACAGGGGATGAAACCTATTAAGACGTACTGGATACCATGCGGACGTTGTACACCTTGCCGACTGACAAAAACATGTCAGTGGGCTATAAGGAATGTTCATGAGGCTTCACTTCATGAACACTCCGTTTTTTTAACCTTAACCTACGCACCAGAGCATTTACCGAAGGATGGCTCACTAGACCATAGACACTTTCAATTGTTTATGAAAAGGTTGCGTAAGAAATATAAAGTACCCCTCCAGTTTTATATGTGTGGGGAATATGGAGATAAGTCTGGGCGAGCTCATTATCACGCCCTTATTTATGGTCTCGAAGTAAAAGACCGAAAGTTTCTTAAATCCACAAATGCTGGTTTCAATTTAGATACATCAAAGGAACTAGATAAGATTTGGGGTTTAGGTCATGTTTTCATTGGAGAAGTAACCTTTGAATCAGCAGCATACGTAGCAAGATATATAATGAAAAAGATAACTGGAGGTACATGCGAATATAAAGAAGGCAAGGCCTGCATGTGTAAACATTTTCATTATTTAGTTAAACCGGAATATACGAAGATGAGTCTTAAAAGACCTATTGGGAAAGAGTGGTACAACCGATTCAAAAATGACGTTTACCCACACGACTATGTCGAAAGTCGAGGCAAAAAAACTAGGCCTCCTCGATACTACGACAAGTTATATTCAAAAGAGTCACCAATTGATTTTGATGAATTAAAAGCATTAAGGGAGCACAGGGCTTCCCTTCGTGCGATGGACAACACTCCAGAGCGACTTGTAGTCAAAGAAGAAATTCTGGAAATCAATCTAAAAAAACTTAAAAGGGATAGTTTTATATGAAATATGTATTAGTATCTGTCCATGACAGAGCCGCCGAATGTTTCGGCCGACCAATGTTTGTTGTATCATTAGGACAAGCAATTCGTTCATTTACAGATGAGGTAAACCGTAATCATGAAGATAACCAAATGTTCCGTCATAGCAACGACTTTGATTTGTACAATCTCGGGATGTTCGATGACTCAAACGGTCTCTTCGAACTGCACCAACCTGAACTCGCTTTGCGGGGTTCACAAGCAAAAACACCTGTAAGTTCTTGATTTACATAGTAAATATTATACGCATTGCAAAATCGTAAGATATTGATTATATTAAGTTTTTAAAACAAAACCGGATGGATTATGTTAAATAATCCACCGGACCCGTCGGGAGACCTACTCAATGTTTAGTAACCAGTCAGTCAATAATAACCGCTTCGCGATGATTCCATCTGCGGAAATACCACGTTCAAAATTCGTAGCTCAAAAAAGTCATAAGACGACGTTCGACTCTGGCTATCTGATTCCAGTTTACTGTGATGAAGTCTTGCCGGGCGATACGTTTAATGTCTCAATGACTGCCTTCGCTAGATTGTCTACACCGTTATTTCCAATTATGGATAACCTAATTATGGATAGTTTCTTTTTCTTTGTTCCCAATAGATTGATTTGGGACAACTGGAAAAGATTTATGGGCGAAAGACCTAATCCATCTGACTCGGTATCTTTTTTAGTACCGCATACCGTATCACCTGTTGGTGGATACGACGTAAATTCATTACAAGATTACATGGGTTTACCAACTAAAGGACAAATTGGCACAGCCAACACCTTTCAACATTGCTCATTCTGGCCACGTGCTTATAACCTTATTTGGAACGAATGGTTTCGAGACGAAAACCTTCAAGACATGGTTACAGTGAACAAAACTGATGGCCCAGATCCTTACATAGATTATAAATTACTTAGACGTGGAAAACGTCACGACTACTTTACTTCTGCTTTGCCTTGGCCTCAAAAAGGCGAAAGCGTCTCAATGCCTTTAGGTCAATACGCAAATATCACTTATGTTGGTGATGCTGTTAACGTAGATAAACTTCGAGTTTTCGACCACAATGCCACAGGCTCATTAAATGATACCGTTAGACCTTTAAGTGTTACTGGCTCAAATATTACTTTGGGTCCTTCAGACACTTCTAATTTATCAGGTGCTTTAATTGCTGATTTAACTAACGCTTCAGCTGCAACAATCAATCAACTA